ATATCTCAGAGTATGGAACTCCGAAGACGGCTCCGCGTGGTTTTGGCCTCGCGTCTCTGCACGAGAACGAAGAGGATTTCGAGCGCGGTATTGAGATTGCGATCGATCAGGCGTTGAAGGCGGCGGGGCTGTGAGCCGTAAACATGATGCCGCGTTGGTTGCACTGACCGCCGCTCGGATGCCCAACCTGTTCCCTGGCATCGTTCCTGTTGGGTTTCAGCCTTCGCCGGGTTCTGGTCAGCCGTTCAAGCCGTACGCGGTCTTCTATAGCCAGCCTGGTACTGATCGTCAAACTCGTTTGACTGGTCCCGCCCATGAGCAGAATCCGCGTTGGACGATCCATTGTGTTGGGTCGACTGCGGATCAGGCTGAGTGGGTGAATGAGCAGGTCAAGGGTGCTCTGGTTGTGAATGGTTTCGGTGTGGTGCCGACTATTGCTGGTGAGAATCCTGGCCGGTTCTGGTACTCGAATCCGCAGCCTGTTGCCCGTGATGACGACTCCACACCGCCACTGTTTTTTGTGGTGGCTGAGTGTGGCTTCAGATCCGAATTGATTTGACAACTCCGAACTGAAAGGTGAGCTGATGCCCACATATAAGAGCGCGTATGGCACCGAGACGGTCGATGTCTATCCGAAGAATGTTGAGGCGTACGAGGCGGCTGGCTGGCAGCCCGTAGAGGTTGAATCTACGCCGACCCGTAGGGCTAAGTCCGCCCCGAGGAAAAGCGCGGCTAAGCCGAAGGCGAAGCCCGTTGCCCAGCCGGACCCCACTCCCGATCCGACTCCCGAAACGCCGTCCGAATAGTCGGCACAAAGCAGATCAGACCTCACCTCGTGGGGTCTTTTTTTATGCCCGAAAAGTCTTCCGCCACTTCCCTGTGACGGTTATCGCCCCGGCCAATCGGGGTCCAAACGAAGGAGAACCCCTTGGCCCTTGAAAATGTGCCAGCGTCTATCGCCGCGGATGGAAACTTCCGCATCACTGCAGTCCCGTCTGGCGCGAATGCGCTGTCGGTTGCCATCCTCACGGGTGGTACTGCTGTCCCGCTCACCTATGGTTTCACCCCGTCTGGTTTCAACCGGAACATCACTGAGAACTCGGTTGATGACCCGCGTCTGACGCTCAAGCAGGTTCTGTCGCGTCCTGGTACGTCGACTGAGGTGTATGAGGTTCAGTACGTCGATTCGGTGGATACCAAGTCGGCGAAGGTGAACTTGGTTGAGGGCACTGCTTGGTCGCTGAACATGCGTTACGGCGTCGACAATGCGACCGTGCTGACGGTCGGTCAGAAGGCTGATGTGGCGTCGATCGTGTGCGGAAAGCAGCGTCGTGACGCTCCGACCGCGAACGGTCTGCAGACGATCAGCCAGACCCTCTACGTGACGGCTCCGACCGTGACGGATGCGGTTCTCGTAGCGTAACCAGACCCCGTGCACGCCTGTTTCCACCGGCAGGCGTGCACGGTCTTACCTCCGGTGGAACGGTGGAGGAAACATGACTGATTTTGATGAGTTGCTTGCGAGGGCGCAGGCGAAAGAAGTTGCCGTTGAACAGCTCGAGGTGGTTGTCGCCGGCGAGGTTGTGACGCTCGAGTTCACTGAGGTTCCGACTTCGGTGTGGTCCCGAATTACGGTGAAGCACCCACCTCGGGCGGATGTGCCAATTGATCGCACCTTCCAGTACAACTACCACGCCGCTTCTGAAGAATCGCTTGTCGAGTACGCGACCCGCGTTGAGGGTGACGAGCGGGTGAAGATGTCCGCCGAACAGTGGGCTGCCCTGCTTGGGGTCCTGTCCTCGTGGGATCGCAGTCGTCTGTTCGATGTGGTGTGGGGCATGAATGAGTGGGAGCCCTACCAGCGGACGCAGGATGCAAAAAAAGCCTCCGCCCGCGCCTCGAAGTAGTCGCGGGCCTAGCTCGCGAGCTGGGTAAGAGTGTTGCCCAGTTGCAGGGTTGGACGCCGAAGACGATCACGAAGGTGCATCGTGACGATGATGGCCGTGTCATTGGCTGGGAGACGTTCACCGAATCCGAGTGGACGACCGAGCAGGTTGACTTGCTGCTGGCTTCCCGCGAGCTCGAGCAGGAACGCGGGCCGCATGGTGTCCCCATGTCTGAGGCCACAGACCCGGCCAACCAGTTTGCGTATTACGGCGATGAGCCGATCACTGACTGGGTGAAGAAGGCGCAACTCGATAAAGAGGACGCCTACAGGAAGAAGCACCATTCGGAGACGAGCCCGGTGAATATGAATGGGCTGATTTTCCCGGTGAAGAAGCGGGACGTTACTGGCTGAGGTCGCGTCGTCGGCGCTGGATTCCAAAGATCAGTAACGCCGCCCCGCCGCCACCGAATAGCAGCAGGCCGAATACGTGCCCTGCGGTCGCGGGGCCGTCTCCCACGGCTATTGATGCTGGTGTCGCGATCAGATGCAGCAAGCCAAACAGCATTAGCACGATGCCGGCGATTATCCCGACGAGTGCCCATGCCGAGCTTTTCGTAGTTCCCCCTGAAGTCATGCGCTGATCTTACGGTCGCGCACCACACAACTAAATAGCCCGGAGGTGCTCTGTGACCGATCGGGTAGTCAAAGTAAGTCTTCAGGCGACCGTATCTAACTACATCGCCAACATGGAGGCGGCGTCTAAGTCCACCAAAAAGGTGGAGCAGACCCTTGAGGCGCAGAAGGCCGCGTCGATTGAGGCGGCCCGTAAGCAGGGTGAGGCCGCGGCAACTCTTGGCCGCGGCGTTCTGGCGTTCGGTGCCGTGGCTGCGGCTGGTGTCGCTATCGCCATTGCGAAGTTCAGCGAGTTCGACGCGGCAATGTCCGAGGTGCAGGCTTCGACGCACGAAACCGAAGTCAACATGCAGCGGTTGCGTGACGCGGCTATCGATGCGGGTGGGCGCACCGTGTTCTCCGCTACTGAGGCTGCGAATGCGATTGATGAGCTGGCGAAGGCTGGCCTGTCAACTGCTGACATTCTCGGTGGCGCGCTCGACGGGGCCCTGTCCCTGGCTTCGGCTGGTGGTTTGGATGTTGCGGATGCGGCATCCATTGCTGCCACCGCTCTGACTCAGTTCAAGCTCAAGGGTGAGGATGTCCCGCACGTTGCTGACCTTTTGGCTGCTGGTGCTGGTAAGGCGCAGGGTTCGGTTGAGGATCTGTCTCAGGCTCTCAATCAGGGTGGTCTTGTTGCGTCGCAGGCGGGTTTCTCGATTGAGGAAACGACTGGTGTTCTGGCGGCGTTCGCGTCGGCCGGCCTGAAGGGCTCAGACGCTGGAACGTCTTTGAAGACTGCCATTTTGGCTCTCCAGTCGCCAAGCACTAAGGCTGCCGCGACGATGGATCAGTACGGCATTTCTGTCTATGACTCCAACGGGCAGATGAAGTCGTTCTCTCAGATCGCTGAGGTTCTGAAGACGAAGCTTGGTGGGCTGACTGCTGAGCAGCGTAACTCTGCTCTGGCGACGATCTTTGGCACGGATGCTGTTCGTTCTGCCGGTGTTCTGTACTCCAACGGTGGTAAGGGCATCGATGAGTGGAACAAAAAGGTCAATGATTCCGGTTATGCGGCTGAGACTGCACGTCTGAAGCTCGACAATCTCAAGGGTGATCTCGAGCAGCTTGGTGGTGCGATCGATACCGGGCTGATCCAGTCCGGCTCCGGGGCGAACGATGTCCTGCGCGGTCTTGTGCAGGGAGTCACCGGGTTTGCCAACGGGATCGGTTCACTGCCCGCACCGCTGCTCGCCACAGGTCTGGGCATCACGGCTGTTGTCGCCGCCACTGCGCTTATGGGTGGCGGCTTCCTTGCCGTCGTGCCGAAGGTCGCTGCCGCGAAGGTTGCGCTGTCTGACCTGAACGTTTCGGGCAAGACTCTTGCGGCAGGCTTCGGTAAGGGTGGTGCTGTTCTTGCGGCGCTCACCCTGTTCAGTGTCGGCGTTGCCGGCGCTGGATCGACTGCCGAGCTCACCACGGATCAGCTTTCGAAGCTGAACGCGGCGACCAAAGCGGGCGGGCTGAAGGAACTAAACGATCAGTTCAAGTCCACCGATGAGCGTGCAATCAACGCGTCGTCTGGTGTCTCTGGGTTCCGTGATGCGCTTGACGCTCTGACTTCTAGCGATTTCTCGAAGAACTTGCAGGGCAACAAGAATGTCGGCGGGTTCTTTGACTCGATCACGTTCGGTGCCGCGAATGTGTCGGGCGAGCTGAAGAAGTTTGAGGCGCAGTTCAAGCAGATGGGAACTACGCTCGCGTCGACCGCCAGCGAGGACTTCCCGAGCGCCGTTGAGCAATTCAACAAGTATGTGAAGGCGGCTGGTGGCGGCAAGGAAGCCACCAAGCAGCTTCTCGAGGCGATGCCCGACTATGGTGCGGCACTGCGCGACCTGGCGGCAGAGCAGGGCAAGACGCTGACGGAGCAGCAGCTTCTCAACCTGGCAACGGGCAAGGGTGCGCTGGCTCATCAGTTGGCACGGGATGCTGCCGCGAAAGACACCGAAGCGGTCGTCGATTTAGGCGAGTCTGCTGAGAGCGCCCAGAAGAACGTCGACTCGCTTGCGGAATCGATCAAGGGGTTCGGCTCTGCGCAGCTCGATGTGAATTCGACTCAGCGTGAGTTCCAGGCTGCAATCGATGAGGCGTCGCAGTCTCTGGCGGACAACGGCAAAACGCTTGATATCAACACTGAAGCGGGCCGGGCCAATCAAGCCTCGCTGGATGGCATTGCGGAGAAAGCTCTCGCTGCGGCGGCTGCGATTGTTGAGCAGACCAAGGGCCAGGACAACGGCACTGCCGCAATTCAGGCTGGCCGCGAAGCTCTGATTGCGCAGTTGGCGCAGTACGGGATTACCGGCCAAGCGGCGGAAGATTACGCGAACAACGTTGGGCTTATCCCCGGCAACGTGACTACAACGATCGGTTTCGTCGGAATTGACGCAGCCATTGCAGAGGCCGATCGCGTGAAAGCGGCTATCGCATCTATCCAACGCAATATCGACATTGCGGTGAAGATCAACGGTGCGCAGAACTTGGCGACTACTGGTGGCCTGAAGGTTGGGTTCGCGTCTGGTGGTTACACCGGTGACGCTCCCACTGGCGCTGCGGTTGGTGTCGTCCACGGTCGCGAGTGGGTGTCGAAGGCATCCACTGTGGCGATTCCGGAGAACCGTCGTGCTCTCGAGTACATGCATGCGGGTGGTGTGATTCGTGGTTATGCGGGTGGTGGGTTTGTGCAGCCGCAGTATGCGCGTCCGTCTTATGGCGGTGGCTCAGGTTCGGCGGTTGTTGGTCGCGGTGATGTGAATGCGTCTTTTCAGATCAATGAAGTGTCGGACACGGTTGGTACCGCGAACGCTGTGGTGCGTCGATTGAAAGCGTTGGCGAGCTGATGGCATTCCAGGCACTTATCGGAACGCTGGATGTGACCGCGCTCGAGGCTTCCGGTGTGCAGTGGTCGACTGCCGAGATGGAGGGCATGGGGGCGTCCGGTTCGACGCTGCAGGTTGTTCAGAAGCCGCGGCAGTCGGGTGGTTGGGCTGGGGATGCATTCAGCACCCCGGCCCATTACGTCCTGTCGGGGCTGGTGGCGGCGACGTCGCAGGATCTTCTGACGAATGCCCGCGACCGACTGATTGCAGCCGCGTCGTTGTCGGGCACCGTGCTGCAGGTCACTGAGGCGTCGAAGGTATGGACGTCGGTTGTGCGCCGTGAGGATGAGGTGATCTTCACCTACATCACTGATGTTGTGGCGTCATGGTCGGTGCAGTTCGTTGCTGTTGACCCGCGCAAGTTTGGTCTGCCTTTGACGGGTTCGACGTTTCTGCCGTCTGCTTCTGGTGGTTTGACGGTTCCGTTTACGGTGCCGTTTGCGATCAATTCGACGGTGGTGTCTGGGCAGGTGTCGTTGACGAATCCGGGTAATGCTCCGGGTCGTGTGGTGATCCGTTTGGATGGTCCGTTGGTTGGTCCGCAGGTTACTCATTCGGGTTCTGCGTTGCCACTCACGTTTGCGAGTTCGCTTGTGTTGGGGGCTGGTGAGTGGTTGACGGTTGATATGGATCGTCGGACTGCGTTGGCGAATGATCAGGCGTCTCGTAACTCGACGATTACGTCTCGTGGTTGGTCGTCGTTTGATCCGGGTCCGAATACGTGGTCGTTTACGGCGACTGGTTATAACGCTCTTTCGAAGATGACTGTCACGGCTTACCCGGCGTCTCTGTAGCTCTTTCTCTCTTCCATCTATGGCCGCGGTGACGCGGTGTCTAAGGAGTTCCGTCATGGCTGGAACTGGTGTTGTGTGGCCTGTTGATGCGGTGTCTGGTGCGCCGTCGTATACGGGGCGGATGTTGCGGAATACGCAGGCTCCGTTTTTGGCGGGTGCGACTGCCGCCCGTCCGTTGGGTGCCATTTCGGGTGTTCGTCCGGGGACACCGAATGTGGTGTCTGCTACGTCGACCCTGTATACGGTTACCCCGTTTGCGGGGATTATCGACCTCGAGGCTGCAGCCATTTCTGGTCCGTATGCGTTTGCGTTCAATGCGAATGTGACGGGTGCGGTGACGGCAGCTTCAGGGTCGATCGCCCGCAAGGACATCGTGTATGTCCAGATCAATGACAACGCTGAGGGTGATGGCACTGCCGGCACCCCGAATATCAAGATCGACTATCTGGCGGGCACAGTTGCTTCTACCGCACCGGCCGCACCTGCCCGGTCGTTTGTCATTGCGGAGATCAATGTCCCGGTTTCGGGTGGTGGGTCACCGACTGTCACATGGGTTGCCCCGTATTCGGTCGCTGCGGGCGCTATCCAGCCAATCCCGTCGTCTTCCGCTTACCCGGCAAGCCCATCCGCTGGTGTCGCCGTGTGGGACCAGACCACCAAGGCGCTGGCGATCCATGACGGAACGCAGTGGACAGGTGGGGCGTGGACTAACGGCACCTTGGCTGCTGGTTGGTCTTCGGGTGGTTCAGCAGGTGGCGGCACGTTCTGGGCACCATTCCGGTACCGGCTGAACGCTCTGGGCGAGGTAGAGATTCAGGGGCAGATCACCCCACCTGCAGCAGTAGCACCGTCCGCGGTGTTCTTCACCTTGCCGACTGGGTTCCGTCCGGCTGGGCAGCTTGAGTTCCCCTGCTCGATCAACACCAACGCAGGTCGAACTCTTGCCGGTTGTCAGATCACCGCGGCGGGGCAGATGTCGTTCTCCGCCGGGTCGATTCAGAACGTCAACCTTGGGCAGATCGTGTTCGCCACCACCTAGGAGCCCACATGCCATCCCTAGTTCAAATCCCCTGGCAGCCCACAATCTGGCTGACCCCACGAACACTAGACCGCCTCAACGACGCATCCCACAGGCTCGGCAGGAACATCTACCTCAACGGGGCGGACGCTGGCTGGCGATCCTACGACCGGCAGAAATATCTGTGGGACATCAACGGCCATAACCCGGCCAAGGCAAACAACCCCGACATTGGGCAACGAGCCCACATGAAAGGTGGCGGGCTGGACGTCCCCGTCGATGCGGCCACACGCAAAGCAATGAAAGACGCTGGCTTCCGACCGGATGCGAACGAAGCGTGGCACTGGAACGACCCGGACATTGCGTTCATGCCCATCATCCGCACCAACCCGGCAGTGGCTGGCGGGACCAGTGTCCCGATTACCGCAGACCAGCCCGCACCCCCCAAACCGAAAGGGCAGGACATGTTCCTCATCCAAGTTGCTGAAGATGGCGAAGTTGACCTCGTAACCGATCGGGGCATTATCCGCATCCAGCAGGCGTCACACCGTGACCTGTTTCTGCGGATGTTCGCCAAGTTCCCCGACATTGAGGTGTTCGCTGGCCCGCAGCGGGACATCATCACCGGGTATCTGGCGGGGGTTGGCAGTGCAGACCAGGCCGCGATTCTGACTGCGTTGGGGAAGATCGGAACTGTTGACACGGTGCCGATCGTGAAAGCGGTAGTTGCTGCAGTGAAAGGTAGCGGGGCGACGATCACCGATGAGAACATCACCGCCATCGCGAACGCTGTCGATGCTCAGCTTGCGGACAACTTCAGCAAGCTCGAGCTGAAAAACCAGCTCAAGTAACTGATGGCTAATCTGCAGTGGGTTGCCACGGAGATGAAGACGGGGAAGGTGGTTGCTGACCTTCCCGATCTGGATGGTGACAGTGGCCCCCTGACTATCAAGCAGACCATTGGCCGGTATGAGCAGGTCACCGCAGCGTTGCCGATCCCGACCGCGCCGGAGAACTGGACTCGAGCTACCCTCCATGGCGGTACGACGATCGTTCTTCTGCAGGACGATGTGCCGGTGTGGGGTGGGTATGTTTCACGCCGCCCACGTGATGCGGGTGACACGGTGCAGTTGTCGTTGATGACGATGGAAGGATACCTGGACCGTCGCTTTGTTGGCGATCAGGTGTTCACCGCAACTGGGCAGAACAGCATCATCCAAACGTTGGTGACAAACTATGTTCTGGCCGGGTCGAATGGTGGCATTCCGATGCGGGTACAGATCGACAACGGTGGGGTTGGCACCGTCCGTGACCGCACCTATTTCGACAAAGACGACAAAACCGTGTACTCGGTGATGCAGGAACTGTCTGGTGTTATTGGTGGCCCTGAGTGGACGATCGGTTGGGAGCATCAGACCAACCCGGAGCGGTACACACCAGTTCTCTACATTGGCAACCGCATCGGATCACCTGTTACGGCAGGGATGGGTGCGAACGCCACGTTTGAGATCCCAGGTGGCATCAACGACTTCGCCCTCGCGGAAGACTTTGGTGCTTCAGCGGGTGCGAACGACGTTATGGCGTACTCGTCGGGTCAGGGAGACTCCCGCCCACAGTCGCCGCGACAGGTGTTGACTGACCCGGACCGGCCAACGTTCGAATACCGGTACTCGCCGTCGACGTCTATCTCTGATGTTTCGACACTGACCAGTCATGCTCAGGCGCGGCTTGGTCAGATGTTTGGTGGGTCGAACGTGCTCGCCATGTCCGCGATCCTCGACGACTCCCCGAAGCTCGGAACTGACTGGTTCATCGGTGATGACATCGGCTACCAGATCGGCGGATACGACTCGGATGGCAAAGACACCGTTCCGTCTATCCCCGGAGGACTTGCTGGTATCGCCCGAGCGGTCGGTTGGGAACTCGAAACAAGTGCGACACCGATCATCACACCCATCCTTGCAAGCGCCGACCTGTAGGAGAACTGATGCCAAATCCTGGTGATCTTGTCCCCTACGGTGACGACGCGATCGTGCGCCGGCAGGATGATGCTGGCCGCAGGCAACGGGAACGCGAATCCGCACGCTCACTCGCGGCGTCGCAAATCGGTTCCGGTGGTCTGCTCATCAACAATGGTGGCTCACTCACTATCTCCGGCACAGGCTCGCTGAACGTCGGATCTGGTGCTTTGAATTCGGCCGGGTCGATCTCCGCAGGAACGACGATCAGTGCTGGCGGGAACATCAGCGGTGGCGGGTTCAGCACAAGCGGCGCGATCACCGGCAACACCGTCTCAGCGAACGGGGTAAGCACCGGTTCCTTCTCCGCGAGCGGCACATCAACGCTGGGACCGCTCAACTGCGGATGGGCACGCGGGCACACCGTCCTGTCCGGTTACGCGAACGCGTACTGGGACGGCAACGGTGACGCAGGCGTGAACGTTTCTTCGGTGGTCTACAAGCAGGACATCGTCCCCGCCGACCTCTCCGATGAGGTACAGGCGATCCTGCGAATGGCGCTCGTCCGCTTCCGATACATCACCGCCGTTGATAAGTACGGCGAAGATGCACCCATTGAGCTCGGTTCGCTAGCTGAGTACGTGAAGTCGATCGGCCTGGGTGAATACGTCTTCTACGACCTGGACGGCAACGTGCAGGGCATCGCCTATGAGCGGTTGACCATTCCTCTGATCGCGGTAGTGCAGAGCCTCGATGCGCGACTCAAGGTGCTCGAGGCGGCCTAGTCGCAGGTCGGGACGCCATTGATAGTCGAACCGGAACCGCTATCGCACTGGGTGGTGTCGTAGTGACCGCCGCCCGCTTCGTTCGGGTCTGAAACGAACGGGATGGGCGAGCCGGGAGAACCAGCACCCCCGCCGCCACCACCTGATGCGGAACGCTTGACCGGCGCTTTCGTTGTGGCTTTTGCTGCAGCATCCGCAGCGGCCTGAGCTTCCGCAGCGATCCGGGCATCCTCCGCAGCTTTCGCATCCGCAGCAGCCTTCGCTTCTGCCGCTGCTTTGTCTGCAAGGAACTGCTGGTAGGCGGCTTCGTCAGCAGCGTCCTGTGCCTTCTTCGCAGCATCGGCAGCGGCGTACATGTCCTGCTCCATCGCGGACTGTTCAGCATCATCCTCAGCCGCTGCGGCAACCTGCGCCTGATGGTCAGCACGCGCCACGGCAAGACCATTCACCACCGTGAACCCGCCCACACCGACAGCACCGAGCACCACCGCGGCAACACCGATGCGGATTTGGTTTCGATACTTCGTCAGCTTGGACATGGGCACAGATTAATCCCGACCACCGACAACGGCAAGCATTATCACACATTGGTCCCGAACTGGGGCCAAGCGAACAAGGGGCACTCATGACCGACCCGTTCAGCACTAAAGGGAAAGCGGAGATGCGTCGGCTCATCCAAACGATGAAAGTCGAACCTGTCCCCATCATCATGCCCAGATGGATGCTGTACCTGTTCTATGCCATGTTCGCCATTCTCGGCGTCACGTTGGCAGTGTTCGGGTCCGTATCAGTGATGTCTAGTACACCGGCCGGGTACATCCTCCCGTACGGTGCCGCAGTATTCATCACATCCGTGATCGCCCTGTTCGGTGCAGTCGTAACCCGCCACGAAGCATCCCCCCGTGTCAGACGTGCGCTGCTCGAGCTGATCCCCGTCAGCGGACTGTTCTCCCTGCTCAGCGTCTATATTGCGTCCACCGTTCTCCCATGGGCGCAAGGAGACTTTGCTAAGGGGTCGCTCGGTGTGGTCGTAACCATCTCATCGCTTATCGCATTCATGCGAACGATTGAGCGTGGCGTGTATGTGATCCGCAAGCTGGTAGCCAAATGATCACCGCGGCGGCTGCAGCCGCTGTCGCGCCCGACATCACCGTCTTCTTGCCCCTGATCACCGGGATCATCCTCACCGTTGGTGGTGGCATCTTCGCCATCTACCAACTGCGGCTCAAATACCGCAAAGACCAGGAACGTCCACTGCCCCCAACCTGGCCGGAAATGTGGGCAAAGATCAGCGAACTCGACGACAAGTTGAAAGCGCAAGAGGAAACCACCGAGAAGCGAGATAAGGCGATCGGGAACATCCTCACCGCCATCGTCGACCAGTGGCCGGCCGATCGCCCCCTGCCCGTGTTCGACCCGGCAGACCTGGAAATTGTCACCGACATCATGCCCGGCAAATGGGCACGCCACCGACCCCGACCCGCAACACCATAAGGAGCAACACCATGAGCAACGCAGTATCCGCACTCTGGGCGTCGATCGTCCGCACTCTTGTCCCCATCATCGTTGGCGCTGTGATCGCGTTTGCGGTCGCGCATGGCATCACCCTTGATGACCAGTTCGAATCGCTGCTCACCGCAGCGCTGACGCTCGGGTTCTCTGGCGTGTATTACATCGTCATCCGTCTGCTCGAGACGTACGTCACACCGAAGCTGGGTTGGCTGCTCGGACTCGCGAAGACCCCCGCCGTCTACACCCCCGAGTCGCCGGCAAAGCACGTCGCGTGAACCCCGACACCGAAACCACCACATTCGCTGACGGTTACGCGGTCCCGGTTGACCCGATGGACGAAGAAGGCATGCGCTGCGAAGGCTGCGAATAACCGTGTGCGCTTGCCGTCACCGGGATTGCAGCACCCCCGAATGCTCATGCGATACGAACTGCGACCACTGCGTCCACCCCACACGTTAGGAGTCCGCCGTGGCGGTCATCACATTCGACTATCTCAACCCGACAGCATCCGGTGACAGGGCGGCATCGGGAACTCTCGAAGCCCACCTGTACGAACGGGAAATCATTGGCGGGGCTTTCCGCACCATCAAACGGTTCGACATTCCCCTGGTCGACGGGCAAGCATCTGCCCAGTTCAGTTCTACCGGACCGAACCAGTGCTGGGTGATCAAGGAACGCGCACCAATGCCCGGGGCGAAGACTTTCTACAAGAAGGTCATCGGTGATGCGGCGTTCACTGATCTGGTGGATGTCGACCCGACCACGTTCGCCCCTCTGGTACCGGTGCCCCCGTCGGCGCAGGATGTCCTGGCAGAAGCCGGGGAAGCGCGGGACGACGCTCAGGCGGCGGCTGGTGAGGCTGCTGGCGCGTCTGGGGATGCCTCAACGGCGGCGGCTCAGGCTGCTGCTGCACGGGATGCTCTGCTCGCTCAGAAGGGTGCACCGTCCGGACTCGCCCCGCTCGATTCGGGCAAGCGGGTCCCTGATGTGAACCTGCCGACACGACTGTCAACGGACGGGCTATCGGCCACATACGGGACGCTCATCGGCGGCTCTGTCGTGACCTACTCAGGCGGACTTCCGGCCACCGAGACACTCCCGAACGGGATCGTGAAGACCTACCACTGGGATGCCGACGGCAACCCCACCACGGCGGACTGGAACATGCCCACCGGTCCTGACTACATCGAGACGTTCACCTACGACGGCAGCGGCAACGCGACCGGCTCAACCTTCGCGGAGGCCTAACAATGGACGTCGTCACCCTGAGCTCCGCGCGAGCAGACGCAAAGCGCCGCTACACCCAGAAGCGCACCCAGCAGATCGACCTTCGCGAGTGGGCCGAGGACGGCTCGATCCCCAACGACCGTGACGGGGACTCGTTCCCGCTCATGACTCAGGTCATCAACGACCTCTCCGCGCTATACCTCACCGATGAAGTGATCCGCATGTGCGTGGTCCCGGCAGGCGGGTACGAGTCCAGCAACCGGCTCTCACCCGCGACGGTGCCGGGCGGATTCGGCATCAAGGGCGAGGGGCGGACGAACACGACGTTTTACACCCCGGCGAATAAGTCGTGGTTCGGGATGGACCGCGGCGACGAGATCTGGACCGGCCCCGACTTCGTGTGGTCCGACATGATCTTCGAAGACCTCACCGTCGACGGATCAGAGCAGCCGGACGGGTCCGCCGGGTACATCTCGGGGCTCAAGGGCTTCATCATGCACCACTTCAAAGACTCGTTCTTCCGCCGCGTCACTGTGCGCGGCACCCACGCGACCGGGTTCGGCATCGATGATGCCGACGCCGTGTACATCGTCGAATGCCTGGCAGACGGCAACGGACGCGCACGCTTCATCACCGACCCCGCAGCAGCGAGCCGTATCGGCTCCGGCTCGGGCTTCGGCATCGGCTTCGGCAGCTCGCCCCACCAGACGGTGTACATCATCGACTCGATCGGCCGCAACAACGCAGCAGCTGGCGCATTCGCCGAGAAACTCGGACGCCCGGAAAGCCAGTACTCCAGCACCGGAATGGTCGTCGTCGGTGGCCTGTTCGAGAACAACGCCACCGGCATCAACGACGCCGGCACCCGCTCATCACTGTTCAGCGGCTCCATCCTCCGCAACAACCTGTTCGCCGGAATGCGGGTCGGCGTCTCGCTCGCATCCGAGCAGGGCGGCCGGAAAGGTGTCGCCTCCGGGATGACAATGTACGGCAATGAAAACGGCGTCGTCGTCGAGGGCAACGCTGGCGAAGGCTACCTGTTCGCGAACAACCAGATCTTCGACAACCTCAACGCCGGAGTGCTGCTCCGCGACAAACTGGCCGGACCCATCCGCCAGGGCCTCCGGTTCGAGAGCAACGACATCCGCACCAACGGCACATCCGGCATCCTGTCGGAGTCGACCCTGCCCCTGTCGGATCTGTGGCTCACCGACAACCACATCTACGACAACGGCAAGAACACAGGCAAGCAGTACGGGGACGGCATCACTTTCCTCGGGCCGCTGTCTCGCCCGCACATCCACGACAACCGCGAGTACGGAAACCGTGGCTACGCGCTCGCGCTCCGCGGGGCTGCCGTCACATCCCTGTCGCCACGCATCAGCCGCAACGACTGGGAAGGCTCCCCGGGCGGAACGTTCCTGAACCAGCAGACGATCGCCGACATGACCCGCGTGACCGACAACATCGGCAACGCGGCCACCAGCGTCAGCATGCCGGTCACCCGCCCCACCCCGTCCGTCGACACCACCGGGTGGCAGGGCGTCGGCACCCGCACGTGGGAAGCAGGCGGACTTATCGGCCTCGGCAAGATCAAGTGTGTAGCCACCGACACGTCGGCCCGAATCGCAGGCCCGGCGTTCACGGTCGCTGCGGGACAAATCTGGCGCGTTTCGATTTACGTTCAGGCTGACAAGGGTCAGCAGGTGCAGGCCGCCGCGGTCTTCGGCACTACCTATGTCACCGGTGAGATCGCTCGCGCAACCGGACTACCTCAACGTCTCGACATGGTGGTGCAGGTGCCGGCCGGGGCAACCCAGCTCCGCTCGGCAGTCGTGAAGCCGAACTCCGTGATCGGTGATGTCTTCTACGCGGACGGCTCAAACGCCACCCAGGGTCACGACCTGTGGAAGTACATCGACGGCGCACAGCCCGGGTGCGCCTGGGCGGGTGCCGCGTACGCATCCGCGTCGACACTCGCCGTCCCCGCCTAGCGCGACGATCCCTCACGCATGGGAGCGCATCTGCAATAGTGTGCTCCCATGCCTGTCGTCGCCGTCTGCCCTGTCCACGGACCGTTTCAGTCGAGCGCTTTCGATTTCTCTTCAAGCCAAAACGTCTCGTTATCCCAAGTGACGGAGAGCTGCCCTCGGTGCGGGCGCCCGTCTCGGGTGATGGACGGGAGCTTCGACTTCGACGCTGGCGGGATTGCCTCGGTGATATCCGCGCCGCAATGGTCTCGCGAAGCGCTCAAGGCAGTGCAGGGCGAATTGATGGAGGCCGCACGTGCTCTTGCTGACCCCAACTACTCAGCCGATCGCGCGTACGGTTTGCTCGACGCGAAGCTGGACAGAATACTCAAGTCTCAGGATGAGTCACAGGCGCAGGTGACAGCACTAACAGATGAAGTGCGGCAACTGAAGAAGAAGCTCAGTCGGTCAAAGTTGGCCAATGTTCTTCTGGCTATCTGCTTCGTTATCGGCAACGTTTCGGACGTCGGCGGCGCCGTATCTACTGTGAGCGATCTGATCAGTTGGGTCGTTGACCAAGTCGAGCATGGGCAGCCGCCTTCGATGCCGCCGACAACTCCGACTCGGCGGCCTTTAGCGACCGAGTAGCAGCAGCGAGTCGCGACACGAGAGCACGGCGCTGGATGACGTTGACAGCGAAAGCCGCAGCAGCAACGGCGGCCCCGACGATCCCCCACCCAGCCGGGAGCACGTCGATCACCCGGAGGGCGACAATCGTCGCGCTCATGCCGAGCATCACTAGCACCATGCGCTCAGATTAATTCAATCCAGCGACAACCACCAGCAACTATCACTATTCAACTCACATAGCAGCACGATCGATGCCCCCGGCATTCACCTTTCGAGGTGGGTGTCGGGGGCTATTCGTCGTTCCCGGACGTTCAATAAATCGGGCGAAATCTTGCAACGTCCCTGCGATATGCAAGATGACTTGGCAGGTGGTGAAAGATTCGGTCCTTGGAGTTAGACCCGGCGGATGCTGAGTGCGCGCCATCCTTCGGGGACCTGCGCCATGGCGGCGGCTTTCGCGGTCTCGTAGTCGGCGGCTTCGACCTCGATGGCCTTCGACTCCTCGGAGTTCGTGTCGCGGGCGATGATGATGAGCTGCACCTGATCGACCCTACCCGCGCCGTGGGGGCTCGGTGACGGGCGGCCTGGGGTTCGCTCTCACCCACTCTCCCCAGGTCACGTGAGCGGCTGTGGCGAGGTCGGGGAAGTATCCGATTAGGGCGCGGTCTTCGGATTGTTCGGCCCATGTGACGGAGCGGATCATCATGATGTCCCGGGGTTTGGTCTTCACCTCGCGGAGGATGGCGATCTTCCGGCCGCGGTCGAGCATGAGCCATTCGCCGGGGCGGATGCTGCGTTGCAGGGCGCGCATGGGCGTCCAGGTGTGGGCGATGTCCGGGCTCCTCTCGGTGGGGAGCAGACCGGCCTTCTGCAATGTCGATGGTACGACCAAGCAACGACGTTCAATAAATCAGGCCCAGACTTTACACATCCCCGCAACGTTCAAGAAAACTTGCAACAACCAGTGAGGGTTGATCGGGGGTGGAACAAGTTTGAGGGGTTGAGTCAGAGGTGGGGGAGTGGTCGCCCCGTAAGCTTGGAAACAGCACCAGCAGAACCCGATGTGCCCACCACTGTGTACACCGGCTACGGTCTAGGTGCCGCCGATGCCAGTAAATTACAGGCATCTGCCTCTGTAGCTGCGTGGTGTATGTACACCCGGTAAGCTTGGTGTATGTACACCAAAGGAGACATTGTGGCCGAAGAGTCCGATCCAACTATTCACTCGGAGTTAATAGTTGCCCTGTCCGAGCTCTCTCCTGACGAATGGGCGACTGCCGTACGTACTGAGCGTGAGAGTCAGCGGGCGAAAGGCTTCGATGAGGCGCACGATGATGAGCACGGCATTGACCATCTGCTCATGTGGGCACAGGACTACGCCCGCCGTGGTGAGACGGTGAAGTCTGGGGCGCTGATTCAAGCAGCCCGCGACCTCCTGGTGCGATCACTCCACCCGCGCCCGTCCGAGGTGCGCCTGCACGTCAGCACGCATCCCGACATGGAGACTCGCACCACGCTCCTAAACGAGGGTTACGAGATGGCGATGGCCCATCATCTGGCCGACGATCCGACCGTCGCGCAGGACTGGCTCGACGAGCGGGATGCCAGGCGCGAGTCCGAGATACGCCGCGAAGTACTCGAAGCCGCTGCTGCTCGGGTGATGGGTGAGGACGTACCGAACCCAGTTGGCACAATCGCTGTCAGTTACGCGGTGGAACTCATCCTCGACGGATTGGAGGCCAACCGTGGCTGACGAATACACGCCCACAATGCAGCATTTGCGAGCCGCCTGGTTCAGGGGACGTTTCTACCCCGAACGGATGAGTGCAGAGTCGGATGCCGAAATAGATCGGTTCGTTGCCGAGATACGCCGCGACCAAGCCGAGAAAGACGCGGGGATCGCGGCACTTATCACGCACCACGGTTCGCCATGTCGCGCGGTCACAGATATCCGGCGGCAGTTCACCCCTTCACCCGAGACGGTTGACCGAGATGCCTGACACAATTACCCTCATGCCGGACAAGCCGAAAACCCCGCATTCGACCTTCCGCATCCCACTCGACCTCAAAGCCGCCGCCGCTGAGAAGGCTGCCGAGGAAGGCAAGACACTCACCGACGTGATCACCGAAGCGCTGGTGAAGTACACGAAGGCCAAACGCAAATAGATCCACCCGCACCGACCTAAGCTCCCCACAACAAACCGTGGGGAGCTTTCGTGCGTTGCGGGCTCGGTGTTCACCCTCGGCTAGTCACATGCCCCGCCGCACACCGATAATTCACGCCTCCACATCCCCGAACGAAACCGAATTGGACGTCTCAAACGCACACAACTTGCACCCTGCCGTCTGGCATCTAATTTTTCTCATACATCAATGGTGACAGCTCGTCGAAAAGTGGTAGTAGTCACTTTCAGTCGCCCCGCAAAGGTTGATCGGGGTCAGATCAAGCCACACAGGTTGCGTCAGAGGTATGCGCGACCATTGGCGAATGAGCCTCACCGACCATCAACGCGACATACTCGCCACCGAAACCAAGTGGCCGGCACCAAGCGCACGGAAATCCGAACACATCATCCAGGTACTCCGACTCACGCGCGCACGGTACTACCAGACGCTCAACCAGATACTCGATGACCCAGCAGCACTCGAGTACGACCCTGTTGTCGTGCACCGGCTACGGAAGTTGCGAGACGGGCGCGTGAATGGGCGAGCTCAGAGGGCGCTGAGTTAGCGTGATGCTACTTGGACTCGAAGCTCATCTCGAAGCCCTCGGCCGTGCACGCCTGGCCCACACGCTCGAGCTTCGACAAATACATGTCGTTCTCGGGGCTGTCGAAGACACCAAGCCCGCGAATACCAGTAGGACGGGCGTCAATAAACTCCACCAGATCGTCAATGCGGGTCTTCACGTCACCCTTGGCCTTCACGCTGATCGCTGAATAGTCCGTCGCAGCCTTATCCACCACCGAGTGCCACTGCTCGATCGTGGACGTCCCCGCCGACCTTGCGTCCCCAGCTTCCTTCAACCGCGTGAACGTGGCAGCGAAGTCACCACACGCGGCAAGGTTCACATTCACTGGTGACGGTTTCGCCTTCGGTTCCGCTTTCGGAGCAGACGCACAACCGGTCAGGAGCAGAGCAACAACGGCAGCAACGGCTAGAAGCTTCATGGGGGCGAGCCTAACCATCGCACCGTAGTGAGCGCGCCCCCAGTTCGAGTGATGAGGGGTGGGACACTCAGCCCCCGTAAGCTTGGAAACAAGCATCAGCCGGGGCTATGTGACAACCAGTGTGTACACCAGCCCTTGTCCCGATGCCGCCGATGCCAGTAAGTTACAGGCATCTGCCTCTGTAGCTCAATGGAAGAGCAGTTCCGTCCTAAGGAAAGACAGAGGCTTTTCTTGTCCCCAATTGTGGGCAATAATTGCCTGTAGATCGCTGATATTCCGGGCTTTTAGTAGGAACCGAAACGCACACTGGCAAACATATGGTTTGCCAGTGGTTGTCACCACCTATGCCACCACCTATAGTTAGAGACGACCTAAGCAACAAAAAGAGGGCCACCGGCTGGAACCAGTGACCCTCGATCGATTACCTGAGAAAGCAGGCTCGACCCATGAATCATAAGCAGCCAGTACATAGAAGACCAATTCATATCGGCATCATCGGCGGGCAGTGGACCGCACACGACAGACAACCCAAGGAGCACCGATGCCCCGCAAGCGCAGCACCGGTCAAGGTGGGCTCTACTTCGACGCCGCGCGCAAGCTGTGGATAGGTTCGTACGACAACGGCTTCACCCCTGAGGGCAAGCGGAAACAAGTCCGCGTAACCTCGAAGTCCCAATCTGTAGCGCGTGCGAAACTCGCGAAGCTCATCACCGAAGTCAATACTCACGACGCCCCACTCGGCAATCAGACGGTTGCCGAGTGGGGCGTTTTGTGGTTGGAGATGGTGAAGGCCAAGAAGCCGCAGACGTACCGCACCTATAACTCCATCTTGAAGACATGGGTTCTGCCACAGATCGGACGACGGAAAGTCAAAGACATCCGCCCGTCTGATCTGGCGAAGGTCTACGCCAACATCAAAGCCGCCGGACGCGCGTCATCTACTGCCCTCAAAGCGCACAACGTCATGTCGGCCATGTTCGAACAGGCGCGACTTGAGCGGATCACCGACCGGAATGTGGCCGCCGACATCCGCCCACCCAAAGCGGCGAAGACCACCCGTGACAGCCTCAGCCCCGCGGAAACATTCAACGTCCTGGAAGTCGCTAAGCAAATACCGGACGGCTCCAAATGGCTGGTGTCCCTCTACGCGGGCATCCGCCAGGGGGAGCGGCTGGGCGCGACGATCGATTCCGTAGACCTCGAGCGGGGCACATTCACCGTCCGCTGGAACCTGGTCGAAGGCAACTACGAACACGGGTGCGCTGGCGACTGCGGCAAAAAGGCGGCCGGTCACTGTCCCCAGAAACGACTCGTGATCCCCGACGTAACCGACTACCGGGTACTCAAAGGGCGGCTCATGCTGGTCCCGCCGAAGTCGGGCGAAGAACGCACCTTCCCCATCCCCGAAGGACTCCGATCCATCCTGCAAGACCAGATCGACCGGGCCAACTCACAACCGAACCCGCACGGACTGTTGTGGCCGGCAGAAGACGGCTCACCCATCCTCCCCAGATCCGATCAGGAACAGTGGAGAGCGCTACTCAGGGCGGCCGGAATCGACAGACCTGGGGCGACCACTCACTGGGCGAGACACACGGCCATCTCCGACATGACAGCAGGTGGAACTGCAGACCGGGTGATTGGCGAAATGGTCGGACACAAGTCACCGGGTGTGACCGGCAGATACCAGCACGTTTCGTCACAGGATGCATCAGAGGCAATGGACAAGCTCGAGAAGAGACGTCAGCTCGAAAGCTGACGGGCCAACGCACCAGACAGACCAGTGCGCCATGAGCGGCCATAGGTTCGCCCACCGAGGCGCTGCAAACACTGCTCCTGGTACGCGGTCACAATGTCGACTGTCACCTGCAGCTCGTCAGCTATCGCAGCGGGGGAGGGGTCGATCGATTCAGCGGCCGCGTAATCTTCCGGCGCAATGAGCATCTGCGCAGCGTGCCGTTCGGCTCTTCTCTCGTTCGCGCTGGTGCTGCACTGGTCACCCATGAGGCAGTGCGCAAGCTCGTGCGCCAGAACAGACCGAAGTTCGAACGGGGTGAGGCCCATGCGGAGAACGATCATCTGCCGTTCCTTGCTGTAGTAGCCGAGCAGTTCGGGGTCGTCGCTCAGGTGCGCGACGTGCACCCGAACCCCCAACTCCGCAGCCCTAATCATCAACTCCCGCAATGTTCCCCCAGGTCTTCTTCGCTCGCCCCCGCTTAGCCGCCAGCCCGAAGTCATCGGGACGACCCTCCCGCTCTTCAGCATCGGAAAGTGGGGTGGGCTCATCATCCTTGGGACTACTGACACGCTCGCCCCCGACAACAAGGAATGGCACATTTGGCCATAGCCCGCGGTTGAGAACGGCGAGTGCAGCTTCGTCCATCACCTTGTCGATCTCCACGCCAAGGACGGTGCACATCACTTCGAGCTGGTCGATGTTGATGTGACGCATGCCACGGATCATCTTGGAAAGCTGCGACTGGTCAACGCCTACATATTTGGCCATCTCGGTTTGGCCGACGTTGTAACGACTCATGCGGCCTTTGATGATGCCGGCGATCTCCTTGGTCAAGGGGCCTGGAACTGTACTCATGGGCCTAATCATGCCATAAGCGAAATAAATCACGTCAGATGTTGCATGTTTAGGTTCTGTGACCTACATTAGTTCTCGTGACCTACCAAAGAAGAACTGAAATTGCGGCGGGAGAGGTTCGAGCCCTCCTTGGCCGTAATCGCCAGTCGATCCAGGAACTATCTTCCGGCACTGGCATTCCACTATCCACCCTGAATCGCAGACTGCTCGGAAAAGCTGCATTCACGATCGATGAACTTGACACCATCGCCCGCTATTTTGCGGTCCCCCTCTCCGCGTTGCTGAAAAATGCAGCGCGGGAGGAGGCGTCATGACCGGCCCCGTGCTGCGGATTGAGTTCCCGCCGGCGCTGATGACAAGAGAACTCGCCGCCTACTACATCTCCGGGTCGCTGCGTGACCTCGACCGCCTACGCGAGTCGAAGGACATCACCCCCGTGGGCGACGGCAGAAGAGTGATGTACCGGAAGTCCGAACTGGACACCTACATCGAACAGATCCGCGAACGTGACGCCTCGAGAGGTCAGAGCGCATGATCGCCCTCGCTATTACGTCGGATGAGGCCCAGCGACTGACTCAGCGCATCCGCCTTGTTGCTCAGACATTGAGCGAGAACATCGACAAGCTCAAGCTGCTGGTGGCTGAGGCTCGCGAGTCGAACGCTTATGCCGCTCTCGGCTACCCGTCTTGGACCGCATATCTGGCGGATGTCCTCGGGGAAACGCCGCTCCGTCTTGAGCGCGAGGTGCGCCAAGAACTTGTTGCTGAACTCTCAGCCCAGGGGATGTCCACCCGCGCTATCGCGCCGATCGTGGGCGCAAGCCAGCGCACGGTGGCGGGTGACGTGAGCAAGATTGCTCACCTCGCAGATGATGGCGACTTGCCCGCTTATGACGCAGAAACCGGCGAGGTCATCGAGGCGGAGCTTGTCGATCCTGAGCCCGTCCGCCCTGTTGTCGGGCTGGACGGCAAGCAGTACACGGCGACTCCGCAGCGTCAGATAGCGAAGCCCAGCACGGAGCTGAGCATCCTCAACGACGTGCGCCTGTACCTCCGCAATCTGGCAACTTCCCCTTCGATCATCCGACTTTCCACAGTCGGCAAGCAGCACATCATCAACGCCCTGCAGGAAACCATCACTCAACTAGAAGGAAGCACGAAATGACCATCCCGCAGCTAACTGGCATCATCAAGTTCAAAGTAGAGGGGCAGTCGGCTCTGCCGAAGTGGATGCAGACGGCATTGGCTGACGCTCTCGATAAGGCTGACGCCCCGCCCGAGTCCCTCAGATTCCAGTGCCGCATCGCGACGGACGCGCAGAAGAACTTGGCCCTAGTCAAGCTCGCGTCGGGGGAGACGCTCACTCTCCACCCGATTGCCCGCCCGCAGTTCGGCAAAGACAACAAGGGCCATGCATACCTCACCGCGACGATGACCTACTCCGGTGATGGCGAGAACTACACGCTTCGGTGGATCGGTGACGCTGTCCCGTCGAAGATGCAGGAAGTTGCCGTAAAGCACGACAAGGGACTGGCGGTGTCGCCCACAACGATTGCGCTGGATCTTTCCGCGGCCCAGGTCGCGCCCGCATGGAAGGTGCAAAACAAGCCGGGACCGTCCGCCCTTGTCCGCGACCACAAGGCGGAGCGTGCACGCAAGAAGGAGATCGAGGCTGCTGGCGCTGTGCGCAAGCGCGGCCCCCGCAGTTGCGCCCGTCTGACTGACGCCGACCTGCTTTCCGCCTAACCAATTCCAACCCTGTTCGTTCTCTGACTCGCCCGAAGTTTCGGAGCACGACACCTCGAGCCTTCGTTGGCTCAGCTTTGCCATGCCCTCGAAAGCGTGGTGGAGCACAACTACATAGATGCAGTGACCCGAGGAGGCCTCCCGTTGGGGAGGACAGATAGGGCAACCACTGGTTGAAGGCACCTGAATAGGCCCGATGACCACTGCATCACATATAAGCGGCACCCGGTATGTCCCGGTGATGCCGATGAACCAAATGGGGCCTGTCGCTTTCATCGGCGGCAGGTTCACTCACGGGTCTGGTGTCTGCCAGCCCGCACATGTGATCGATAGGGCGATGGGGCGGCCGATTCATCAAGGCATGTCCGTAGCGCCACCTTGGGCCGTGCGCCTCGCCGCGAAAAACAAGCGATGACCACAACCCGCACGATCCCGTCTCCCGGCACCATCACCGATTTCCTTACCCGTATTCGTGCGGCAGGGATACAAGAACCCGATGACGACGACCGCAGAAAACAACGACTTGAAGAAACGGAAGACGAACTATGAGCGCACTAGAAGAAATTGAAGCAGCGATCAAAAAGCTGACGAAGATGCGAACGCGCAAGTTCGAGGGGAACTTCTATCCCCACGGAGGTGCTCGCTTTGCCACCAGCTTCGGCGACGGGAAGCGGGAACTGCTGGCCGACACCTTCGACGCTGAGGCGACAGAGATGTTTGTCACTCTCCACGCAACCATCGACGCACAGTTGGCAATCCTCACGCACGCTCACGAGCATTTCCCGCACTTCATCTTGCGAGGCGCAGAGGAAGAGGAATGGCTTGGCAAGCGGCCCAGTGTCCGTGATGCGTTTACTCTCGCAACCGCTATCAATGGCACCGCATCATGACCACGGTCCCGCGTGACCGTGTTGCCGGGATCATCGCCCAACATGAAGCCGACGAAGCACGACTCAGAGCACGGCTTCGGGCTGTATGGCCGTGGATCAAAGACGCCGCATTCATCCTCGGGTGTGTTGCATTCGTTGTCATCGCCGCCTGGTGGATCGAAGGAAAAAATATGGGATCACCGACCAAAGCCAGGGCCGATGTATTGGGAATGGCGCTGTCTCGTGTGTAGCGAACCTGTCAACGATCACGCCACGACATTCGATCAGCTCAAACGATGGCTGCTGCGGTTCCGATGACCCGTTCCCAACGCCTCCTAATCCTCGCGGGCTTCCTATTCGCCCTCACCATCATCACGGTCTGCTGCCTCTGGGTACGGACCGTTAGTTATTGAAAGGGGCAATTGTGTCCATCCCCGCCAAAAGCAGGAAGACAGACCTGCTCAAACTGCCGGACGCCAAATGGGGCGTCGAAGCCTGGTACGACTTTCTGCTCATCGTGCCCACCCGCAAAATGCACGACTCCGGATACGCCCACATCGCGATAATCGGCGGAAAGTACGACTCCGAGAACGGCGACCAGGCCGTCGAAATAATCGCCAGCCCGGACGACCTCCAATGGCCTACGGAAACTGCGATCAGCTCACGGATGCCCGAATACGGCGCGTTGCGCACTGACGCCTACTGGCCCTCTGGGGTAATTCGCCTCTGGTCTGGCGAGTATCTATTCGGCGTCGACCACCCCACATCATCGACCGCGATCAAGATCCGTCGGTACGCGAAATGACCGTCAGCGGACTAAACGCCCGACTCAACACATGGATCGACCTTGCGTTCACACACGCCCGCAACCGGCTGCTATACGGCGTCGACTCGCCCAACGGAGGACAAGGCCCGTTCCTCTACCCAATCAACCACCCACATTTTCACAACCGAAAGCCGCGAACAATGTCCAAACTTGACCACGCAAGACTGTGCCTCCAAGCCGCAGAACACCTCGCCACAGTGCCCGACAGCAGCACGGTCAGAGCACAAGTCGCAGTCCTCAACGAATGGTTGCAGCGGGACCAACCAGCCACCCTCGAAGCATCCGTTATTGGGTTAGCGGTCGCAATCCTGCACGACGCCGGAGTTTTGGCATGAGTGGACGAACTCCTGGCATCTACCCCGGCATCCCGAGCGCCGAGTACCACCGTGACCCCGCGCTCGGTTCAACATCGCTCAAGACACTCGCCCTCAAAACGCCGGCCCACTACCAGCACGACAAGACGCACCCGAAGTTCTCAGACGCATTCACGCTCGGCACCGCGGCACACTCCCTGATCCTCGAGGGCGATAGTTCAAACATCGTCATCGTCGATGCCGACAACTGGATGACCAAAGCCGCCAAGGAAGCCAAGGCCGAAGCGTTGGGAGCGGGCAAGCAGCCGTTGTTGGCTCACGAGATGCGCGGCGTCGAAGCGATGCGAGATGCAGTAATGGCGCACCCCGTGGCCCGTGAAGCGTTCACCCTTCACGCCGCCGAACATTCCGTCTTCTGGGACGAAGACGGACTGCCCCTCAAGTGCAGACCAGACGCATGGAAGCCCGGAGTCATCGCAGACCTGAAAACAACAGTCGACGCCAACCCATACGAGTTCGGCAAGACCGCATACAACTACGGCTACTTCATGAGCGCCGCCCACTACATCGACGGCATCAAAGCAGCCACCGGAGAAGACGTGAAGTTCATCTTCGTCAACGTCGAAAAGACAGCTCCGTACCTGGTGAGCGTCGTCGAACTGGACGACCTTTCGTTGGACTACGGGCGGCAAATGCTCGAACGCGCCAAACGCATCTACCGGGAATGTGACGCATCCGGCATCTGGCCTGGCTATCCCGCCGTGGAACCGGTCGGGCTGCCCCTGTACGCGAGCTACCAGATGGACGACCTCCTAGGCGTCCCCAGAGAAATTGAGGTCTAACTATGGACATATCAGCAAGCACGGCCCCTCGAACTGATCAGCAAAACTTTGACAATTATCTTGCTGGTCCGAAGACACTGACCATCAGCGAGGTGAAGGCTGGCAGCGCCGAACAGCCGATCGAGATCCACCTTGTGGAGTTCCCCGGCCAGCCATACAAGCCGAGCAAATCGATGCGGCGTGTTTTGGTGTCTGCGTGGGGCGCTGAAGCGTCCGTTTACGCCGGCAGGAGATTGACGATCTATGGCGACCCGACTGTCAAGTTCGGGGCCGCTGTCGTTGGTGGCCTGAAGATAAGCCACCTTTCACACCTCGATAAGCCGGTGAACGTTTCGCTGACGGTGACTCGTGGCAAGCGTGAGCTATTCACCGTCCAGCCGCTACCAGACGCCGCACCATCCGCCGCCCCGTATATCGACCCGGATGTGATCACCGCATGGGTGACCAAATTTGATGAAGCCACCACCCTCGAAGAACTGCAAGGGGTCTGGGGAGAAGCGAAAACGGCCGGCGTTGTCACCAATGCCGACGTTGTTGCTGCGAAAGACCGGAAGAAAGAAGAACTGGCATGAACATCAACTTCCAAGAGATCGCAACCACCGCAACCAAGTCCGGCGTCTGCCCCATCTGTGGCAAGCGTGTGGTTCGTCGTCAACGTTTCTGGCAGACCGATAACCCGTGGAACCGGAATGATGACGGCACCGTGAAGACGCGGGACGAGATCTACGCCGATGTCAAGGCAGAGGCTGATGCCTGGGTGCCGGATTTTACGCATGCTAAGTGCGCGGTGCTCTCGTGAATATAGATGGTGCAGAGATGGCGTACCACATCGAACCCGTCCCGTTCAGCACCACATTCCGGTTCGACTGGGTGAAAGCGCCACTGTCGATGAACATGCGACTGCACCGGATGGCTGAAGCGAAAATCGTTCGCGAACTTCGCAGCATGATGCACGCCAAAGCCCGCATCATCCCCGAGCTCGGGCGATGTGAAGTGCGCCTCATCTGGTACGTCACCACCAACCATCGCAGGGACGAAGAGAACATTATCCCCGTCCTCAAGGCGCTCTGTGACGGGCTGGTGGATGCCGAAGTGGTGGAAGACGACACCCCCCGATTCATGCACAAACTCATGCCCGAAATCGTCAAAATCAACGCCCGCGACGACACCGCCCACTTCGAGTTCACCATCACCGAAATCGCTGCCGTTGTCGACACCGTGCCGAAAGATATCGCACTCAAAGCCGCAGCCCGTGTCACACAGAAGAACGCCGAATTGTTGCGCAGATTAGAGGACTAACCCATGACTGACAAACCTCTCGAGCAGCAGTTAGAGGAAGCACAGCACCGGCTTGAGGCTGCACGCATCCAAGCACGCAACCTGTCCGCCAAAAACACGGCAGCACACGGCGGCAACGACCCCGGCATCCTGTCCGGTATCCGCCGCAAGAAGAACGCCAAAGCAGACGCAAAACGGTTCGCAGCATACGACCGGGAAGCCGCAGCATGGGCCGCAATACCAGCGCTCGAACTCGCGGTGATGTTGATCGAGAACCGGATAGCTGAACGTGACCGGGTGCGTTTCCACCGTGACGACATCGTGGGGGCACTGTTCATCCTCACCAAATGGGGGTGGAAGAAAGTCCGCACCGTCAACAAAGTCACCGTCTCCGTCGACTCCGGGTACTCGTGGGCCGACAAGGTTGCGTTCGACCAAGTACTGCAGGTGAAACGGTGACCAAGCCGCGGATCCTTGACGCCTTCTGCTGTGCGGGTGGTGCAGGTGTCGGATACCAGCGAGCCGGGTTTGAGGTGTTCGGTGTCGACATCGACCCGCAGCCGCACTATCCGTTCGCCTTCCATCGCGGCGATGCTCTCGATGTTCTCCGCCGTCTGATCGCGGGGGAAGCGATCGAGTTCATCCACCCCGATGGGCGATCTGAATGGCTGTCGCTCAGTGACTTTGTTGCAGCACACGGGTCGCCACCCTGCCAGTTGTTCTCCACGACGAAGCATGCGCACGGCAACGCTGGAAAGCATCCAGATCTGCTCGAGCCAACCAGGCAAGCGCTCCGCGAAACCGGACTGCCGTACGTAATCGAGAACGTCGAAGGTGCACCACTCATCAACCCGATGACGTTGTGCGGGTCAGAGTTTGGACTGCGAGCTCCAGACGTTGACGGGGTTCCACTCGCGCTCAGAAGACACCGACTCTTCGAATCGAACATCTGGCTCATGGGTGCCGGTGGCTGCTACCACGACAGCACACAAGTCGCCGGTTCTTACACGGCCGGCCGACATCGCACGCCCGAGCATCGCGACAACCCCGAACGGCGCGGCGGATACACCCCCGCATTGAAGGTGCGCGCTGCACTCCTAGGAATCGACTGGCGCATGAACGAACACGAACTCGCACAAGCCATACCCCCGGCCTATACCGAGTTCATCGGATTGCAGCTGCTAGATCAATTGGAGGCCGCAGCATGACCGATATCCAGCCGGCGCGCCCGGCGTATCACTTCTTCCTGGCGACGTCCGATGGGCGTCTTTCCTATTTCCGGTACCCGACGTTCCGGGAAGCGCACAAGGCAGCGAAACGGAACAACAACCGGCCCGTCTACTACACCGACGAAGAAGCACGCATCCATGTCTGCGAATGGATTGGAGAACTCGGATGACACCCAAACAACGACGACAAATCAGAAAGGACGGAGCCGCATGAGTACCAGCACACTCATCAGACCGAGCACGACTGATACCGGCAACGTCGAACTCGATCACGCATATTGCTGCCGTAGATCCGATCGCGCCTTGTGCGGTGCGGACCTTACAGATGCAACCGACGTGAGCTGGTACGACTCTTTGAATATGTGCGTGGTTTGTGACCTAATCACGGTCTGCCCCGACTGCGGCGCAAGATTCGAGGACTGATGCCAAGAATCAGATCAATCAAGCCTGAGTTCTGGCGGTCACCATCCACAGCGAAAGCATCACCCCGTGCACGGCTCCTATATATAGCGATGTGGAACTGGGCGGATGACTACGGTGTAGGCGAATGGACGGTCCGTGAATTGCTCGGTTTTGCGTTCCCAAACGACGAAGACGTAACAAACGCGGAATTTCAGTGCTTATGCACGGAAGTTGCAACATGCTTCAACACCGTCTTTTACACGGTCGGTGGGAGGCGTTTTTACTGCATTCCGGCATGGGATGACCACCAAAAGAACGAGCGTCGTGCACAGGGCAAGTACCCCCGACCTGATGACCCGGAAGCTGTACCTGATCAGGCATTTACCCGAGCGGCGGAAAAGCACGGAAAATCCGTGCAGCCAACCGGAAACACAGCGCCTGGAACAGGGAACAGGGAACAGGGAACAGGGGAACAGGGGAACAGGGGAATGGCTCCGAGGGAGCCGGACATCGACCTGACCGCATTGTTCGAGGCTGCTTATTCGCACTGGCCCAAGAAGGTGAAACGGGATGAAGCCTTCGACCGGTTCAAAACAGCCTGTAAACGCGAACAGCCCGAACAACTCGCCCAAGCGATTGCCGACTTCGGTAACGCCTACGCGGCCACCACGGAGAAGCAGTTCATCCCCGCGCTCGGTCCGTGGATCTATCAGAAGCGATGGACGGACGAACTGCCGACCGCGCAGGGCCGCAAACCGACCCGCACGGAGCAGAACCTGGACTTTGTGCAGCAGCTTGCCAGGGAGCAAGAACAAAAACAACGAAGTATCGAAGGAGCAACAAATGGACGTTGAGAAGAAGATCACTGGTTACGAGTTCGACATGGCTGCGGATGCGTTCTACGAGCACGCCGAAGATAGTGCGCTCAATGAGCAGGGAAACCGGCGCGAAAAGCTGGCAGCAGCTTTCGCCGCTGCCGGAATCACGGTGGAAGGCATGTCTGAGGCATGAATATCGTCCAGGTGGGTCAGCTGCTCACCATCGCATCCGGATTCGACAGGTTCATTACCGTCGACCGGATCACCACCGAAGCATGGTTCCTCGTGCTCAAAGATGTCGACTTCGAGGAAGCGAAGGATGCCACGGTCGCGCATTTCATCGGACCGCGGGCTAAGGAAACGTTCGCGGTCAGGCACATCCTCGAGGCGGTGACTGATAAGGCCAGGTTGTCGCCGGCAGCGATAGAAGTCGATGTGAGATCCGCGAAAGCGAGGCTGCTCATCGACAAGAGTTGGCCGTCAAACAAAGTGCTTCCCGAGAACATTCGGGAGGCACTTTTTACACTCCGCGACACCGAGAAACGTGCCGCCGCCCAACGGTTCGCATTTGACGAACTCGAGGGTGACCCGATCGACCCCGGCGACATCGGAAAGGACGTGCCGTGATGACTCAGAACGATTACGCCGCAGACCTGTTCTTCGCCTCATTCACCCCAGCCATGTTCTGCGACTACGAATACCGCATCTTCCAGCACTACCAACTCAGGAGAAACAAATGAGCGACGAAACCAAAGACCCGTACATCGGAGAAATCTTCCAGGACAAAGACCATCGAAGTAGCAATCGGCGGGTGAAGATCATCGCCTACGACATGGCCAAACAGAAGTACGTCGGACACGAAGTAGATGATCGGGGCAATCCCGTGCCGTTCCCGAGCACCCGCCGCTACCTCGCCGCGACCCTGAAGAACCGCTACCGGAAGGTGTCCCACTAATGGCAAACGACAAGCCGATCAAAGACGGTGTGTACGGCTACGTGTCCGGCACAGTGGGTCGCAGTTTTCAGCACAAGAACGGGCGCGCGTTCGAACTCGAGGTGAAAGACCCGAAGCAGCAGTACGGCGACAAATGGACTGTCTGGGCTGACCTTCCTGTGTCCGAGGGTGACCGCGCATCGGTGAAGGGCTGGTTGGGGATCTCGAAAGAGAACTACACCAAGGACGGCGAGCAGAAGACCGCGATCCGCCGCAGTGTGAACTCAGCCGAACTTGCCGCACATGAGGCCAATGCGACACCGGCTGCACCCGAGCCTGAGCCGTGGGCGAGCAGCGGACCGGCGACCACCTACACAGATTCCGCGCCTTTCTAGCCCATGGACGCCACCACAATGCACGCGCACCTTGCCGCCCAGAACACCCACTACACAACCAACCCCCGCCATGACGATGCAACCCCGGACTGGGATGACCTGAACCCGGAAGAACAACTCACCCTTGACGAAAACCGGTACCTACTCGAAAACGGTGGGATCGCGTTCGGGGACGACGACGACGAAACGGAGAACGACTGATGGACGCACCAACCATGCTCACCCACGAGCTATGCAAAACCATGCCAGCAGGGACCGTCGTTGCTGACGCAGAAGGCTACTGGCACCACACTGGTCGCCATTACGCGAAGACGAGCGACGCAACATGGGCCGTCTTCTTCAACGCGCCGAGCGCCGACGACATCGCGGAAGCCATCGTTGGCCGTCGCAACAACATTTCGCCATGCCCATCCGGGCACCTCGCACACATCTACCCGCCGAAGGAATCCTGATGCCTGGACATGACCCCGTGAACACGCCCGCTCACTACACCAGCGACCCATCCGGCATCGAGTGCATCCAAATCACACGACACCGGAACTACAACATCGGCAATGCCATCAAATACTTATGGCGCGCCGGTTTGAAAGACACCACAACCGACCCCAGCAAACACATCGAAGACCTCGAAAAAGCGCGCTGGTACATCCTCGACGAAATCAACAGGCTGAAAGGCAACAACTGATGTCTACCCCTGACCCCGAAGAAACCGAACGGGTGCTAGCGAACTCGATCGAGCATTGGACTCCCGCGCTGGTTCGGAAGTACAACGATGCCGCCCACAAGTACATGACTGCGATGGCATCGGCCCTCGCTGCCCGTCGCCTGTCCGAGTCCGAGATACGCCGCGACCAAGCCGAGAAAGACGCGGTAATTGCGGATCTTCGACGCCGCGTCAACGCTGGCCGGAGCCTAGCCTTGCTGGGAATCTTTGCCGCTGACGCCATAGGCGAAGAAGACCTAGTGGCTGAACGTGACCGGCTTATCGCGGAGATACGTCGCGACCAGGCCGCAAAGGATGCATCCATAGCCCGGTTGTTCGTACTGGCCAAGGACGCCGCCAGTGCAATTGCTCCTTGTGCGTGCGGCTGCGAAGTCGGCGACCTAACCCCGCAAAGCGACTACACCACCCCTTCACCCGAGACGGAACAGGAGAACATGCGATGAGCCGCCCAACATGGATTGCCGCCCTCGACGCAACGCTCGACAAGGCGGTGGATCGCTGCAACGAAACGGACGCTGCGGTGATGGCCTTCCTCTCGGACCACATCAAAGTCATCGACGAGTACAAGGCGCTTTGCATGACGCGGGCAAACGCCTACCAGGACGTTCGCAACACCGAAGACGCGATTCGATCGCTCGGGTACGTCGTCATGGATGGGGAAGGGGTCATCGCAAAGAACGAAAGCCGACTAGGTGACCGGAAGTACAGCGCGTCCGAAGACGAACGGAAGGCCCGAGAAGCCCTTGCGAACGGAGAACCAGATGAGCGATAGAGACAGCGAGCAGCCGATAGCGGAGTTCCAGAAAATCAAGATCGCCTACGACCGCGGCAAGAACAACGAAGCGCTCACCGCCACCCACGGCCACTTCTCCGAAGGCTTCTACCGCACCCTCGACGCCGCAATCAAGAAAGCGCCAGGAGTCATAGAACACGTCATCTCACTCATCACCGCATCCGGTGGCGCGGAAGACCGGGTGGACGGAACACGAGAAGTTCCACTACCAATGAGCACCCAAGCGTTCTCCGACGTGAACGAGATCTACTCAATCCTCGTCTACTGGACCAAAGCATTCGCAGAACAGTTCAACCTGCAAATGCCAGGACCAGCAGCCAGAGCATGGCGCAACGACCGGGGAACGATCGTCGGACTACCAACCGACATCAGCGCCAGCGATGCCAGATACCTGACCGGTGTAATGACCACATGGCTCGGCATCCACCTGGAAAACATCTGCGAGCTCGACCCGGAAGACGTAACAGACTTCCGCGACAACCTCCGATACGTCTTCCAAACCGACGCACGATGGCCACAACAGGAGAAACCCCGCTACTCCGACATGCCCTGCACCAACAACGGATGCAACGGCAAAATCGCCGTGTACCCGCCGCGCAACTTCGGAGACAGCGAACGAATCATCTGCGAAACCTGCGGGCTGCACTACGAACCGGACCAGTACGAAGAACTCATCATCGTGTTCCGGCAAGCACGAATCGAGATGAGACAAGCACAGGCAACAACCGCGCACCTGATGAAGAAATACCAAATTGCCGGATGACACGCCGAAAGGTACTTGACAAACACCCCCGCGGTTAGGTGTATGCTAAACGCGAGGATTCAATGGCACTACAGCCAGAATCAGAGAAAGCCCCTGGACCACGGTCTGGGGGCTTTTTCATTTCCCGACACACTTCCGATCACCTGGGACACATCAGACAGCCTCGAGCGTCAACGCCAGCCGATGAATCGGAACACCCCTCCTGCACGTATCGATCCCCGTTGCGTGCATGGGATACAAACACGGCACAGATGCCGTCACAACCGCTGACTGACCAGAAGTTGGGCAGCGGCCCCCTCAATTACCCATAATCTCGGCTCGCCGGTTTATGAGTAACACGTCGAGCAACGCACATATTGGCGATGCTGCAACCGAGTGGAGCCGCAATGTCCTGCACCGTCTGCGCGTCCGGAGTTGTCATCGACGACAGCCTGAGCAACAAAGCGTGGGGACGTCAGCTCGGAATCAACGAATCATCCGTGCGCCGGCACCTGAAGCACGCGCCACGTGTTGCCAGCTCGAGTACCACCCCGGCATCCGGTGGCGAATCCGAAACGCATGATGGCAACGGCGACCACTACGTCCGGTTCTCGCAGCAGCCGTGGGGTTACGACGACTACCGGGCTTTCATCCAATCCAAAGGGCAGAACCCCGACGAAGTAACCTTCACCTGGGGTTGGACATCAAACCCTGCAGGTGGGTTCTGGAACAAACTAAACAACGTCCGCCCGATCGCCGCGGGTGCATCACGCATCCCCACTGACGACCTACTCGCATCGATTGACGCATGGGTTCCAGCCAAACCTGTAAGCGCCGTTCCAGAAAAAGCGGAGACGTTCGTCGTCTGTGCCGCAGACCTCCAGGCGGGGAAAACAGACTACGGACTCGGGTCGACGGATTTGGTCAACCGAGTCATGGCATCATTCACCGCCGCCGCTGAGATCGCGTCCACCACCCGGTACGCGGAAATCATTCTCGCTGACCTCGGTGACGTCGTCGAGAACATCAACAACACCAGCTCACAACGAGCCACCAACGACCTTGCCATCACCGAACAAATCCGGTTAGCACGACGGCTCATGCTCGAAGGCATCAAACTACTTGCCCCACTCACTGACTCACTCGTGTACGTCGCAGTGCCTTCCAACCACGGCTCAGTACGACTCGGACCCAAGAGCCCTGAGAACCATGTGCTCGACGATTACGGCATCGAAATCGCTGAACAACTCCGCGACATCGTTACCGAATCCGACAAGCTGTCTAACGTCACCATCCGAATTCCCGAACAGAGTGCCGAAACACTCGCGCTCACAACATCAGGGACCACGCTCGGATTCGCGCACGGACACCAAGCACAATCACCCGACGCACTCGGGAAGTTCTGGCAAGGACAATCACACGGCCGCATGCCACTCGCAGCAGCCGACATTGCGCTGTTTGGTCATTATCACAGCCTCAGAGTGCAGCAATCCGGTGACTCACGCTGGCTCATGGTTTCGCCGTCTAGCGACTCAGGAAGTTCCTGGTTCACCAACAAGACCGGCGAACGATCGCAAGCCGGAATGCTCACCTTCATCACCAGCAACGGGCAATGGTCCGACCTGAAAATCCTCTAAGGGGCAACCGGTGGAAGCGCGAATCTGGTACTACGGCGGCGTCATAGTTGGAGTCCTCGGCACCATGCTGCTCGCTGACCCAATCGCCCTCATCATCTGGGCACTCTTCTTCGTTCTGCTCGAGGTGACCATCTGGTTCATCCGCAACCGCAAAGCCAAGAAATCCAGCGAGGTGTGACATGGACTGGCAAACCACACCGCACCCACTCGACCCGGTGATCGCTGAAGCCGTCGACCACATCAACGAGTTACTACCCGTCAAACGGGTGATAACAACCAGTAAACGGGAATACCGCGAACCTCTCATCACGGCGCGTGACTGTGAGCTCGCAGGGTTCGATCTGGCCTTGGTTCTCGAAGCGGCGAAAGGGAACGCACCATGAGCACCATCATCCGATCCATCTGCGACTGCGGCACACAGAAAACCGACGAACACGGCTACATGATCTGCGACCACTGCGACACACCCTGCGGCATCAAGAACTGTGGCCTCTGCCGAATGTACGCCACCGCAATCTCACGACGGCTCAACCTCAAATGATCGCCCCACGCCGACTCACCAACCGTGCACGCGCCAACCGTCAGTCGTCACGCCTCAACGAGATCGCACGCGTTATCCGCGACGAACTCAACACCAACCAGCGCGAACACCGCGACACCGAGGCATACACCGAACGTGCATGGCAAGGAAGCGCGGACGAGCTGCATATCGGATTCCGCGTGCAGACCAGCAAGTATGTCGACGCGATGCACAAAGCGAGCCAGCTATGACCAACGATCTCACACCGGCCGAAGCAGCAGGCGTCAACATCGCAGCACGACTCGACCCCGGAGTGCTCGCCCAGTTGCTGGACTGGATTGACACGCATGACGTGTGAACCCATCGGATACGACGGGCACGGCACACCACTGTACGAATGGCAGGTAGACGATGCCAGCACGACAGTCAGGCCGCAGCTCAGCTAACGCCAAACACTTCCGCCGTGTCATCGCCAAGGCCAAGCCAGCGTGTCACATATGCGGGCAAGCAATCGACTACACACTCACATACTCAGAGCCAATGTCATTCGTCGTCGACCACATCATCCCGCTCCACAAAGGCGGCACAGACACCCTCGACAACACCGCAGCAGCACACCGCACATGCAACAGCAAGAAGCGAGCACGCATCGTCGCACCAATCGTCAGACGCAGCGGCTCACTCGGGTAACACTTTGTACCAAGCAAGCATTGTTTGTAGCAACACGCACATTGGTACAACCAGGGGGGCCACCCCCCGACCCGAGGCGCGAAAGACCTCCGGGTCTACAGATGATCCCTCCCCGCCATTTTTTCCACGTTCGGTGTTGCTGCCGGATTGTTTGTACCAACTGTTTTGTACCAACCCAACCCCGATTCTGTCCGAGAGTGGTGACCCGATATGGCTGCTTTGCGTGCTGTCGGGAAGGACGAGAAGCCTCCGGTTCAGGCTCCGAAGACGGTGACTGATGCTGCGTCTGCTGGGTCGCGTCGTGATCTGTTGGTTGCGATGCGTGCGCGTGTGGCTACGGCGGTTGAGGACCCGAATACTCCTGCGCGTGATTTGGCTGCGTTGACTCGTCGGTTGATGGAGATTGCGAAGGATATTGAGGCTCTGGATGTGAAGGATGCCGGGGAGGCCAATAGTGCCGAAGTTACCGATGGCACCTTCGACGCCGCGGCTATCTGAGGTTGCTCGCCATGTTGTGATTCCGAAGGGGATTGTGACGACCGCTTGGCCGCGTGTCGTGGCTCAGTGTGCGGAGATGGGTGTGACTTTTGACCCGTATCAGCACGGTATTGGTGCGATCGCTTTGGGTAAGCGCAAGGACGGGAAGTATGCGGCGACGGTCGGTGGCATTGTGCTGTCGATTCCCCGTCAGGTGGGTAAGACGTTCCTGGTGGGCATGATCGTTATTGCTCTGTGCATTCTGTTTCCGGGGCTGACTGTTTTGTGGTCTGCGCATCGTACGAGGACTGCTTCTAAGACGTTTACGTCGTTAAAGGGTATGACTTCGCGGAAGAAGATTAAGCCGCACATGTTGGACCCGCGTTCGACGAATGGTGAGCAGGAGATCCGGTTTCGTAACGGGTCGATCATCATGTTTGGTGCCCGCGAGCAGGGTTTTGGTCGTGGTTTCGATGAGGTCGACATTGAGGTGTTCGACGAGTCGCAGATTCTTACGGAGAAGGCGCTTGAGGACATGGTGCCGGCGGCTAACCAGTCGCGGCAGCCGTCTGGTGCGCTCCTGTTCTTCATGGGCACGCCGCCTCGCCCGTCTGATCCGGGTGAAGAGTTCACCAACCGGCGCAAGAAGGCCCTGGATGCTAAGCCTGATGGTCAGGTTCAGGTCGTGGCCGGAAACATGGTCTACGTAGAGTTTTCTGCCGACCCAGATGCTGACCCGAACGACCATTCGCAGTGGCGTAAAGCTAACCCGTCGTTTCCTCTCCGCACTCCTTTGGAGTCGATGGAGCGGATGCGGGAGAACCTTACTGATGATGATTCGTTCAAGCGTGAGGCCCTGGGGATTTGGGATGCGGTTGGTTCGAATCGTGTCATCGATGAGGTGACGTGGGGGTTGCAGGCTGATCCGTCTTCTATGGCGATCGAGCGGTTGAGCATTTCGATCGAGGTTCCCCCTGATCGGAAGCGTGCTGCTGTTGGTGTTGCTGGTCGTCGTGCCGATGGTCGGTGGCATGTGGAGATGTACGAGGAACGCAACGGCGTTGACTGGGCGATCCCGTATGTGGTTGAGAAGGCGAAAACGTACCGGCTTCATGCCGTGGTCGTCGATGAGCTTTCCGGGCTGGTGGAGAAGCGCCGCGATCGATACTTCTTGGTTGGTTCCGACGTTGAGGTGACCCTTGCGTCTCGGGAGGGGCGCGACATGGTTATGGCCTGCGCGAAGTATTACGACGGCATCCATGACGGTTCCGTTTTTCACACGGATCAACCACAAGTGAACGTGGCCCTGTCGGTTGCCACGAAACGACCGCTGCAAGGTGGTTGGGCGTGGAATCGCAAGGATGCGACATCAAACATTTCGCCGGTTGTGGCGGAAACTCTTGCCCTTTGGGGTGCACAAAACGGAAACGTGACGCGTCCTACTAGGCGTGCGAGCGAGCGAAGGGCGGTGATGCTGTCGTGATCGAAGCGCTATCTGTTCCGGGGCTGACTGAAGACGAAACGGTGACTCTCAATCTGTTGCTTGCGCAGTTGGATGAGAAGGCTAAACGGAATCTGATGCGTTCGTCGATTTACGACGGCAAGCGTGCTATCCGCCAGGTGGGGACTGTTATTCCGCCGCAGTACAAGAAGCTGGGTCTGATCCTTGGTTGGAACGCTAAGGGCGTTGACGGGTTGGCTCGCCGCTGCAATTTGGACGGCATGGTGTGGGCTGGTGGGGATCTTGATTCGCTGGGCATGAAGGAACTGACGGATAGCAACTTTCTGCTGTCTGAGGTTGCTTCCGGTCGGACTGATTCGCTCATTCATGGTGTTTCGTATCTGATTACGACGCAGGGTGATGTGGATGAGCCGAAGGCTTTGCTGCATGCGAAGGATGGCAG